TTGATTACGTCAAGCTCTGTGCTTTCTTCGCGCACTGCTGGTGTTGGCTGCACATACAGATTCACACCGTTTTGGATCATTAGTGCGACTTCGATGGTCGCTTCTTTGACCATAGTGGGAATAGAGTTCAGATCGATTGGATTCCCATCAGAATCAAGCGTGAGGTAGCCTGTGTCGGCAAAATACGTGGCACCTGTTGGGTAACGAGGCCAAGAAAGAGACTGGGTTGACACTTGACGCGCCCCAATGAACTGTCCACCATAGGTGCGCTCGATGTATTTGGTGGCCTGTTTGAGGTATGCCTCGTCTGTGATCTGATCGAGACCTTCGTCCGTGGCATATGCATTTGCCTCGACTAGATCGACATATGAGTTGATTCCGACTGTGAGCATCCTGGCTCCTCGCAAATAAAAAGGGAGCAGCCGTAAAGCTGCTCCCGTATTTATTCGGCGAACCGAGTTCTATTACACGGTGACCGACTTCAACATTGCCAGACCCTTAGAGTTGTGGCATGCGAGAGAGCCGTACATCTTCAGACGGTAGCGAGTAGCATCCTTCGCTTCGAGAATGAATGGCGTTTCTGGGCGGAAGATTGGACCTTCTGGAACAACCATTGCCACGCCTTCCTTGCCGCCTTCTTCCCAGTTGCCAGCGTAGATGTTGGTCTGGTTGCCACCGGTCACGCCGTCGATGTCAGAGCTGATCCAGTCATTGCGGATGAAAGGCACGCCGTTGTACGACATGAAGTACTTGCCATTCAGCTCGATGGTAGTCACACCACCAGCAGTTCTCATGAGCGCACGGATTGCGTTCTCTACGCCGGAGTTGCCCATGATGAAGTCAACTTGACGACCCTTGGACTGCACCTTTGACAGGAGCTGGTCGAGGTGTGCAAAGGTCAGTGCTGGGTCAGTTGCTGTGAGGTCAATCACCTGACCGGAGAATGCAGCGATAGCAGCATCCAGACCGTCGAAGTCGTTTGCGGCGACAGTGCCAGTTACCGTGAGGGACTCGAACTTGCGAGCGATACCCTTTGCAGCGGACTTAAGAGCCATACCGACTGGATCGTTGCCTGCATTTGCGCCAGAACCTTGTGCCAAGTCGATGCCCAAGACATCAAACTGACCAGAGATACCGCGCAGCTTCAGCGAAACCTTGTCGGTCACGATGGCTGACGAATCAGTGATCGTGCCGTCAGTTCCAATTAGCTGACCATCAATACCCGTGTTTTCACGGTTGAATACGTATGCGTTACCCGCAACACTCTGGACGGGCAGCAATCCCATCCAATCAGACACGGTGATAACGGTTTCCGCCAGGCCAGTCTGAAGATCATCTAGACCGAGCTTGGACATTTCTGCGAATGTATAAAGAGCCATTTAGGCCTCCCCCTTCTTGTTGTTCTTATTTCCTAAAGTACTGAGCTGCGCCCTTACTGATCTTCTGGTCAGTTGTGAGCTGCGGCGGTACCGGTCTTCCTGTCTTCGCAGCGCCCGTCCCACGTGATGGTGCAAAGAGGTGAGGAGCAGTCGCTGCCAGACTTGCCATCCAGTTTTCGAGAGTGACCTTGTTGCCCTTGGCATCCAGGTTGCCATCAGCTGCAATTAGCTGACCATCCTCGACCTTGAAAGCTTGTCTTGCTCGTGCGAGCACATCCTCGATAGCGGTATCAGACACACCGTGCTTGAGTGCCATCTTTCCGACAGCGTCTGACATCACGAAATTTGCAAGGCGGGATTTCTCTGCCTCCAAACTCTGTGTCAGCTGCGCTACTTGCTCGTCGTACGCGGTCTTCATTTGACCGGCACGTTCGAGTGCGAGCGCTTCAACTTTTGTCTGGAGCTTCTCTGACGAGAATTCACCAGACTTGAACATTTCTTCGAATTGAGCAAGTTGGTCAACCCGCTTCTTCAAATCAACGTTCGTGTTGCGAAACTCACCGAGCTTCGTCTTGATTTCTGTAAATTGAGCGGCTGGAACTACGCCGTCAACTTTGAGTTTGAAAACGCCGTTGCCAGCATCTTCGTAATGAGATTCCAGACCCTCTGGTACCTCGTTTGTTTCATACTTGAGCACGTAAACATCCCCGATGTAGTTGTTCTTGTGGGGTTATTTATTGAGATTACGCGCTAATTTTTGTCGGCTCAATCGCTACTGGCGCTGGAGCGCTACTCACACCAGCCAATTCCTTTTGGACATCTGATACGATTTCACCCTCGAACAATCTGGTGAGCAGCGTTTCCAATGTGATGACACCAGCTGCGTACGTTTCGAGGAGGACCTTCAATTCAGCAGGGTCCATCTGCGACTCGGTGAAGTCTCGATTGAGCTTGATCGACTTGGCTTCGCCGCCCCATAGTGCATAAACTTCTAGAGCAGCGTTCAAGCCGTTCTCAAGGGCATTCGCCAACGTGTTCAGTACTGCGGTCTCTGAGCCTGCGCGCAGACGGAGTGCTTCGGCAGACTCAACACCGCCCTTGTTCGTGAGCAAGCGTGATCCAGCCTGGAACATCTGCTCCTCAAGGTGATTGATTTGTGCTTGGATGGCATTCAGACCAGCGCCGGAGAACTCCAAGTACTTGGCGTCTGAGCCTTGCGTCAGGTGGATGAACTCGTCTCCACCAACTTTGATTTCTCTCGGTGGGTTGAGCGGGTCTGCGCTTACAAGATCACCGATCAACACTGCGGATGGCAATGCCAGCTTGTGCAGTCCATGGGCCAAATCCACGGCGGTGCAGAAGTGCTGGATGTTCAGCGATGCAAGGCCGAAGAGAGGAGGGGAGACCGGGACTGGCGTGTTGTCACGGGCGTTGACCCAGTAGAAGGGAATGAAGTCAAGGCGCTTGCCGCGAGCCGTAGGCTCGAGGATCTCCGTAATCACTGGCTTAGAGTTTGGGCCTGCTTTGGTCCACAAGCGGACCTCGTACAAACCTTCCTCGTTCAGGCGAAGCTCGCGCCACCTTTGAACATTTCGGAGCTTGAACTCGTCATCAGGGTCAGGCTGCAGCACGCATTCCTCAATCACCACGAACTGATCGGTCCAGTTGATTAGGTTCTGCGAGCTGTATGAGACGAGCTTTGGTGAGCCCAAGCTCTCGTCGTAGTCCACCAGCAATCCGATGCGACCACCCTGGAGCAGCTCCAAGTAGCAGCTTTGCAAAAACTCCTCGAAGTTCACCGCCGTCGTGAATGGTGGCTCCGTCGATCCTTCCAATGTGAATGGCTTCCTGAGTAAGGCACCTACGAGGGAGTTCAGAGTCCGCTCGGTGACGTTGTAGTACGCGGCGCGACCAACGTAGCTTTCGTGCTCCTTCTCGGTCTGACCTGAAAGGCGTGGCACGTACTCCTTGACGTTCCCATCCACAGCGTGTGTCGTGGTCTTGTAGCGTTCGTAGATCGCCTCGTACTCTGGGTGTCTGCTGTTGACAGGCATATTGTTCTTGCTCCCCTGGCTCTTACAGGCCAGTCATTCGAATCGTTGGTGAACCAGTTCCTTTCAGCGGCCAACACGTGTAGATGAAATATCCAAGGGCATCCAGAGGACCATCAATCAAGGTCTTCTTAGTGGATGGCAGACCGATCTCACTCCCTTTCTTCGGCTTATCGTTTGCGTCCCACACTTGCGTGATGAGAGACTTGTGCAAACCTGGGCACGCCTTTGGGTTGATGTGAAGACGTCTGTCTTGTTGCCCGTTCAGGAACATGGCATTCACACTATTTACGCGGTCTCGCACCCGGGGGTGCGCAGACATCACGCGGAGAGGAATGCCAGCTGTTCTGAGGATCGAGTGGTCCGTGTTATTAGTGCTGGAACTTCTGTGATTGCCCGCTGGGTCGGGGTACACGACCATCCCATATCCACGGTATTCCCGCTTCAATGTGTCAGCCAGTTCCTGTGTGCCATATGCGCCGAGCTGTTCATCAACGATGTAGATGTCACGACCTCTCACCACTGCGACCGTGGCCGACATCCCCTGCACGTTGAAGTCCATTCCGATGTGGAGGGTCTCGTTCGGCTGGACATCAGCGAGGGTGAGTTGAGTGGTGTTGAAGCCCTCGGCATAGCCGTAGTGGTCGTACACCGGACGACCCGCCATGTTCACGAACTCGCCATTCAGATATGCGGCAAGGTAGTGAGCTGGGTATGTCGCCATCAAGTCCTGGATTACGTCGTCACCGATCTTGTCGTTGTCCCGAGTGCGCCCACGAATCAGCCGACGTTGGTGACGGTTCTCGTCATTGATGTTCTGCACCCAGTGCTGGTGCATGAAGCCATAGCCCTCAGGCGTGCTGACTGCGACCTTTTGTCGATACTGCTCATGACCATCGCGAAGAGCGCCTGACAGCTTTCGCCATGACTCGAACGCAACATCTGGGTTCATGGTGTCGGCCTCGTCGACACCGAAGAAGGCCAAGTTCAGACCAAGACCGTCGCGTACGTTCTCAGCTGAGAGGACGTAAATGGTGGTCTTTTCCTTGTTGAAGAACAGGTCAAACCTACGCTCGCTGCGGTTGAAGTCGTACTTGACGTTCAGCCGCTGCAGGGCATCCAACATCTCTGGGATCAGCACCTTCGAGGCCATTGGTCCTGTCGGACTCAGGGCTGCGCCCACGTAGCCTGCTTGCAGCCACGCCAAAACAATCAACTTGATGCACAAGGCGTATGTCTTGCCGCAGCCACGACCACCGACCAATGCAAGGTCGCGTGTCGTGGTGTCTTGAACGAAAAGAGCCTGGTGTTTTAGTAGTTCTAGCTCCAGGTTCATTGCACCATTGCTGGACCCCTTGCGGTCCCTATCCCTTCAAATGGTGCGGTGCCTGCTTCCTCTGCCTCCGTGTCACGGCCAATCACCTTGATGGTGATTCCCTGGCTCTTGCCTTCATCGAGGGACTGAACGTCTTCGTGCTGTGGGTTGTCTACCTGACCAGCGAACTGCTTGCCCACGAAGAACTTCGCCATTGGCTGATTCGAGCCAAGAGCCCATCTGACTTGGTGCTCCTCGATCTTGCGGCGCAGGTATGCGCGACCCATCGAGATCTGCATCTGGTACGGCTTGAGGTCAGCCTCCTTGATGCCGTAGTACTCGGCGATGTGCTTGGGCTTTGCACCCGTCTTCGCCATTCCGAAAAGCATGTCCTGCTTTTCGCTTTCAGTGGAATTTGCCCACCAATTTCTAATCTGTGACCACTCGTTAGACGGCGTAGGCTCGTAGTTCGCTGAAATCGCCTTGTTCTTTTCAGCTGCCATCGCCTCTTCGAATGCCTGCCTCTGTGGGTTGGCGACCCGCTTCTTGCCACTCTGTTCTTGTTCTGCCAAGTGAATACTCCCAATGTCAGCGCTGGGAGACACCGTCTTCCAATCACGCTAACGTCAGGCTTATTTACGGAATGGCTTGCGGAACTTCTCGTCAATATCTAATTCATCCGTGAAGATGTAGATATTGCCGCTCGATGGTTGAAAGAGAAATGCCATTACCTCGGCGTCGTGGTAAATGGCTAATTGATGCCCAACACCCTGCCTAAATGCGGCAACTAATTCCTCAATTTCCTTGTCTGTCATTCATGGTCCTCCCCTTTGCTAACCAATCCTATTTAAGGTGCTAGGTGAGGCTGAGTGAGGACCACCAGATTTCGATGATGGCGAATTGTGGGCATGAAGAAGCCCAGCCGGAGCTGGGCTTTGGCATTCACACTGCGCATAACCCCACAAGTGAGCCATGTCACGTTGATCCTATCCAGGGCTAGCCAACGTGCAGCGTATTTATTGCTGTGAGGTGTCAGGTGAGGCTGAGTGAGGACGACCAGATTTCGATGACAGCAGCCATCACCTGCCCATGGCCCACACCTCTGGGATCACTGGGAAAGGTTTCCATAGTTGCTTCCCTGCAGGATGCGCCCGTAGGCACTTTAGTGCCTATCGGTACCTGAATTACCAACCAAATTTGAGCGATACAGATCGTTACAGCAGGGTCTGCAGAGGATCTACCCGTGGTAACACGTTCGATAGGCCAACTTTCCCGGCGAAAGTACACAGCGGGTGTGTAACCGGAATGAGGTCACCAGACGAGGCCCAGTGCGATTGAATTGGGAAAGTTGAGGTACGCCTTAACCGCTTGGGCGCGCAGCGCCAGAAACGATTCTGGTGATTTGATTCCGAAGGACGATCGTGCAAAAACCGTGAACACCACTGGGAGCCTCTAGTGAGGCCAAGAGCGAGCGTGAAAGCGCCGTGCGCCCGGGCATACGCTGGTGAGGCCAGGATGACCCTGGGGCCTCTTTTTCGTCACTGTGGACCCTGGGCCCGTCCGCCACTGCACGTGGATAGCGAATGGTGTAGGTAATCAGCTCGCCAGGAACAGCTCGAGATTCACCGATGATGGTGACGAGGATGTCTTTGGATTTGGTCGTAAGACCGTCTGCATCCCGGTAATGTTTAGTGATTTGAGTCAAAACGCTAATCTCCTGTAAATTCGATGAGATATTTACGAGAAGCTGGTGCATTTTGGGGCTGCTGCGCAGCCAACCATGGCATTAGAGAGTCGACATGATGGCCGTTTGTGAATTTCGGTGCTACAGCTAATCCTGTTTCATCATTGGGGTGCGCGAAGCGCACCTGACAGCGCACCGAAATTCACCTCCTGTGTGACCAAGGATCGGTATGTTTGACCACGTGGAAAAATTGGCGACTGGTGCATTTCGCTGAAAGTTGTATTCACATAATAGAAAGGGCGCTCAAGGCGCCCAAAATGAGGATCGAGGAAAGATGTATTCACATAGCTATATGCGCGCGCTGCTTGCTGTTCATCCTCTTCGTCCTTTCGTCTTTCTCGTCCGGTTCGTTCATGGGCAGAAAGATGTATTCACATAGCTATATGCGCACGCGTCAACGCGCATCCTTCTCGTTCTGTCAGTTCCAGCTTTATTCTGAATCCGGTCTTCTCCTGTACTGCATTCACGACACGGGACGAATCGACAATTCTATTTGCTCTGAACCCGTCGTGCTCAGTAAAGTACTTCACTCCTTGCCGTTCGAGTTCGTCCTTCATGGCATCTAGGACGCGTCGTTCCAATGCAAAGTACAGGCCCCATTTCTTCCGTGCTGTCGACAAATCCAAATCGGACTTGCTTTCGATCCGCTTCCAGGCGTTTTTAATGGACAGTCTCAGCATCTTGATCTGTTGATCCTCTTGCAAACGTTCCATGGCCTCATTCGCCTGCCTTGGACTGTGTTTGCTCAGCAACTTCTGGTACGCCATGCAGTTCTGGTTTTTTGCCAGTCGTGCGCCATTGAAGAAGCTGTTGATCAACCGTTTTGAGCTGTCCAGATCCAACCCGGTCAGCTGCGCGACCCGTTCACGGTAGCCGCCTTTGTCATTCAAGTAGTCTTCGATAGGACCGGCTAGGATTTTGAGCAGACCGCATTTTTCGGCAGTCTGCTTCAACAACGTTGGTGCACACGCCTCGATGTCGTAGTTGTAGGGCAGCAGCTTGTTCCAGAGGAGTGGCTTCATGTCCCGCTTCAAGTTTTGCAGCGGGTGCCAATACCGGTCTGACTTCAGCTCGTACTTGAAGTCCAAGCTGTTCAGCTCGTCCAAGTACAGTTTCTGAATCTTTTCAATGCGGGTAGTTGGCGAAGTTGCATTCGCATAGTGCGGCATGTCGCCGCCAGCTGCCTCAATCCTCTGCTTTAGCATTTCAATACCGCCCGGTTTGAGTGCGTATTGATATGCCTTCTTCGCCTCGATGCTGTATGAGCCGCTGCGAATGATGAGCAAATCTCTAAGGTAGTCGCCCAGCTTGTTGCCAATCGGGCCAAACGCTTCTTCCAATTTTTCCTTCTTGATCTGCTTGGGACGGGAAGAAACATTCAAATCACACCATGTCAGTGCGGTTTCGATCCGGCTCTTGACGCGTGGATCATTGAAATTTGGTGTGTAAGGCTTGTGCTCTCTAGCTCGCACAAGTTCGAGCTTCGGTTTTGTTGTTGTCAATTCGTGGTTCCTAGTTGTGGTGGCAACTACGACAGATTAGATGAGGGCTGAGTTAGAAACACGTCCGCGTTGCACGGAAGAATACTCAAGCCACCACAGCACTCAACCCTCATCTAATCTGTCACACAGTATTTAGTAAATTTGCTTCAAATTTTCCAAAAGTGGCGTGATTTTCGCAATTTTTATTGGATTTCCACTAAATAAAACTGTGAAAACATATAGGAGGAGATCCAATGGAAACGTATTCAATCTACTGCATTACGAATGTCATAACAGGTCGCAAGTACATTGGTCGGACGACCAATCCAACGAGCCGCTTTACATACCACCTCTACAAGCTGCGGAATGGAAATCACAACATTCCAGATTTACAGCACGACTTTAAAACCTATGGTGAGCATTGCTTCACTTTCACAGTCTTGCACGTGATTGAGGATTGGTTAGAGGCAAGTGAGATGGAGAGGCAGACCATTCGCAATGCAGGCAATTCGTACAACCGCCTTGGCAATCCATTTTATATTCACCACCACACACTCAGAGCAATGAACAGAACAAAGGAGATTGCATGAACGACACCCTCATCACACCAGAACGTCTTGAACTAATGATCCGCGAGGTCATCGAGGCAGGCAAATCATCCAATTTGATCGCGTCCGGTTATCTTGAGATGATGAGCGACGTGGCAGCGCAGGTTTACAAGAGGCACGCTCGCCAGAAACTGAGGGCAGCGATCGCAGCGCGCAAGGCGCTGCAATAAGGGAGGAGACAATGAACGACCAATATCAAAACTACATGGATGCACTCGACACGTGCATCAAGCTTTCAGAAACAAGGGCATTTGCAATGCAGGACGGCTCGCTCAGTTCGGAGGAATTGAAGAAGCTTGAGACGAAATACTTTGAGGCAGTCCTTCGTGCAGGGAGGAAGCGACAGGAATGGGTGCTCATGAGAGACGCCCAGCGAGAGAGAATGAACGAACTGGAATAAATAAACTTGTCAGTAGTTGCCGTTTACTGACTTGCATTAATCTCCTCGGACGCCGAAGGCCAGACGTTTTGAAGTTCGCGTCTGGCCTTCGTGCTTTCTCTCCTAAATAACGCGCAGCGTTTCAAATTTGAGGAGATTTACCTATGTCATGCAAAATGATCGACTGGCTCATTTCAAAGGAACCCGAGCCACACCCACCCATCGCGTCACTTCCGCTATACCAACTCGTCATGAAAGCCCGGCTCGCAATGCAGCCTGAGGGTTTTCAAACCTACTTAGCAGATGAGGCTACCTTAGAGGTCGTTGAGCGACTCAATTCTGAATCGCAGTGAGCTTCCCGTTAGTGAAGTACAAGTAGTTCCCGCCCCCATAAACCCATTGCTCCTGCACAGTTCGAGCAGTGGTGGTACGGTTGATGCGTTGAGGAGCGCCCCAGTTCGATTCCAACGCCTGTTTCTGTGTCATACCTATGCGAAGAGGGGGCTTCTTGGAGAGCTCACATTCCTTTTCCAGTGCAGGGACTAACTGCATGTAGTACTGGTGCTCGCGTCTCGCTTTGGTTTGATCGAGTTGCTTCTTGAACCAGTCTGGATCAGGCGGTGTAATGATCTTCTGCGCAAGCCTGCGCTCCCTCTCCTGATTTTCTTGCTTCAGTTCTTCCAGTTGAGAATCCTGCTGCGCTTGTGCAGCTTCCAGCTTGATTCTCGCTTCAGGCAGGAAGCTGCACGCGTCGGCGTGTGCCACGCCGCACAGGGCGAGCGCAGCCGCCATGATTAGTTTCTTCACAATCTTCTTCCTTCAAATTGGGTCGTCGTAGACCTTCCGAACGTCCTCTTCCATCACTCCAGCATAGATGAGAGTTTGCCTCTCGCTCGCGTGATTGAGCATGTGCATGAGGGTGGCAAGCTTCGCTCCACGCTCATAGTGCGTTTTGACGAACGTCTTCCGCAGTGAGTGAGTCGCTGTCCTGGGCTCGTCATACCCGACTGCCTTGCACCACTCTTTGAGCTGCACCGTCCAGTACGAGGTCCGCATCTGACCTCGTTGTCCCTCGAACAGGTAGGGCGTCTTGCGTGGATGGACTGCCAGCCACTTCCTGAGGGCGTCATTCGTCTTCGAATTGACGACCACCGTTCTGATCTTCCCGGTTTTCTGTTCTCTCACTCGGATTTCCGTGTGTCCTTCCGGCGCGAGAACAACATCTTCTCTGAGGAGCGAGAGGATGTCTCCACCGCGGAATGCAGTATTGAGCGAGAGCTGAAACCAGGCAAGCTCTCTGGGCCTGTTCTGGAGGTGCTCCCTAATGAGCTGGACCACCACCAGCGGAATTGGTTTGGTTGTCAACAAAGCACTCGGCATCAGTGACTCCTTTCGTCATCGGATAGTTTTATTTTAATTTGCTGCTGTGCAAATTACGGACGTTACATCCACCGCACCAAAGTGAGCGCAGTTTTCACCTGATGGACTGCTCAATAAAATAGCTACATGAACGACCAGCAGAAAATCTTTACTGTTTACATGATCACGAACACCAGCACTGGCAAGGTGT